GTGGCCGGCGGCGCCTTCTTTGCGGTAAAGGTTCGCTGAAGTGTGGACTGAGGAATACAGCTCGACGGTGTGTTCGTTTGGGAAACAGCCGGCTTGGTCGTGGATTAGGAACTGGTGGAGTGGCGAGTTGTCGTCGAGTGCCTGCCAGTTTCCGGCGAAGGCGACTTCGATTCCGGTCCAGTCGACTTGTTCAAAGAAAGCGATTCTGGACGGGAACGCGGTTCCTACCCATCCGAAGTCCGCTCGGAGATCGTCGGCTATTGGCTGGCGGTAATGGATTTCGGGGTCGTATGCCTGGGGGATGTACCAGGTGTTCGGTTGGGTTTCCCGGAACTTGTCGAGGTTGGTGGGGTCGTTGATGAATGCGGCGTCGGCTCTGGCGGCGATGGGTTGCTGTGAGGGGTCTTCGTAGGGGGATTCTGTGAGGACGACAGCAATTCGGATTCCTCGGCTTCGGATGATGTCGAAGGTTTCGGGTGGGACGAGGAAAGCGGATGTGATGATGACGAGGTCGGGCCAGAAGTCGAAACAGGTGGCGCGTAGTTGTTCGCCGACCATTCTGGCGGCGATGTGTCCTTTTTCTGTTTCGGGGACTTTGCCTCGGATGGCGTTTTCGGTGAAGGTGATTCGGTCGGAGAGGTTGAAGTTTTGAATCTCATTGCCGGAGCGTTTTAACGCTCGGAGCCACCCGTTGTGGACGTCTGCGACAGAGAATTCGGGGCCGGGTTCTACTGTCAGGATTCGCACTTAGCCGAGAACCTCGAGGTTCACTTCGACGCCCAAGTATTCGATGCCGCCAATGGTGAAGGTGCCTGGATTGTTCCAGGAGGTGACGCGTGCGGAATCACAGGAGCCGGAAAGGGTTGGGTTGGTGTCGATCGCATGGAAGATTGAGTCGGTGCCTTGTCCGAGGAAGTCGTCGAGGCGTTGCTGTCCGAGTTGGTCGTCTGCTCTGGTGAGCATGACAAGGACGCCATAGTTCACGATCATTCCGTCGTCGAGGTCGGCGTCGTAGCTGCCGGTCCCGAGGGATACGACAGCTGCCGGCGGCTGGATTGTTGAAGGAATCCACTCGTAGATTCGAAGGTTGTTGACGCTTTCTAGGGCGCTGGTGATGCCTGTTCTGACTGATGCAAGGTTCATCCGATGACCAGTCCTTGGCCGCCTGCCCGTCGATACGGCGAGATCATCATTTGGACGTCAGGGTCGAGGCGGGTGGAGACTCGGACGGCGCCGAATGCTTCGCCGGCTGAGAAACCTTCGGGGGTTTGCGCGCGTCGGTAAATGCGGGCGGATTGGATGAGGCAGGCTTGGGCGATGGAATCTGGGATCGCTGCCCATCCCCATTTGGCGGTGACTTGGATTCTTGGGCGCCGGCCGGTCACGGGAAACAGTTTGGGGATCGTGGCGAGAATGCTGTTGTAGGGCTGTCCGGAGATGCCGCCAATTGTGGCGTTCAGGGGTTCGAGGATGTATTCGTCAGTCGACCAGGTCTGGTCGAAGGTGCCGTTGTCGCCTGTGTCGGTTTTAATGATGAGGCCGGTTGTGGTTGAGAAGTCGTCGACGACACAACGGATGTAAGTGTCGGCGTAGTAGACGCGAGGGGAGACAGAGGCGTCGAGGTAGAAGCGCCGGTTGGTGAAGGCGTCGATGGTACGGGAGGCGACTCCGATGGCGGCTTCCATTTGGACGTCTTCAGCGTTGCCGTAGTTCGCCGAGGGGAACAGGTAAGCCTTGAAGTCGTTGAGGGTGGTGTAGCCGTTCGTGATTGTCATTTCGTAGGACTCCATTTTGTTCGGAGGCGGGTGACGTTTTCGGCTACGGCAGACCAGCGTTCCGAACCGGATTGTGACTCGAGGTGAGTGACGGTGGCGCGTGGATCGTAGACGTTACGAAATCCGGCGTCGACGGCCGCTAAGCATAGGTCGACGTCTTCATAGCCGTTCCAGTATCCCTCATCGAAGCCTCCGAGGCTGTGGAAGGTGTTACGTCGAATGGCTAGGCAGGCTCCGGTGATGGCGTCGACATCGATGGGGTCGGATGACCAGTCAATGGTGAGGTTCCAGGCTTCCAGACCTGCCGGCCGGTTGAAGTCGACGGCAACTCCGGCTGATTGGATTTGGCAGTCGGGGTAGATGAGTTTGGGGCCGACGATCCCGACGTCAGGTTCCTCGAGGTGTCGGGTCATCGATGTCCAGTTTGGGTGGACGATGGTGTCGTTGTTTAGGAAGATGAGGTGGTCGGCTGTGGCCCATCGTGCGCCCTGGTTGCAGGCGACAGCGAACCCGAGGTTTTCAGGGTTGTTAATGGTGGCGAGGCGTGAGCTACCGTCCGTAGATCCGTTGTCGACGATGATGATTTCGTCGATCGGGTCGTGTCTGGCGATGGAGGCGAGACAGTTTTGGGTTAGTTCGAGTCGGTTGTAGGTGGGGATGATGACAGCGATGGTCATGGGGCGGGGTCTTCTATGAGGCCGGTTTCTTCGCAGAGTTTCCGCCATTGCGCCCAGAGTTGGGCGTCGTCGAATTGTCCGAGTTGCCGCCAGTGCGCCCCATAGGTGGGGTGGAGGTTGGTGGCGTTGAAGGCGGCGGCTCCGTTGCGGGCTTTGGTGACGAGCTGTTCGAAGGACCGGTACTGGAAGTGGCGGTAGTTGAGGGCGACTGCTGGGGTGCCTGGATGATTGAAGACGAAATGGTTTCCGAAGTCGATCCAAACGTCGGGGTGATGGCGGAAAGCGACTTTGCCCATTTTTTGGGGTGATTGGCGGCGATGTCGGATTCTTTGGAATGGTGAGGGTTCGGCGGGGTCGTCGTCGTCGGTGGCGATGTGGTCCCAACCGGTGGCGGTGATGACGTCGGCGTCGGCTTGGGTGAAGAACTCTTTGAGGGTGCCGCCGGTCCAGTACCAGTATTCGTCGGCGTCAAATGGGAGAATCCAGTCGGCTCCGAATTCGGTGTGAGCCATTTGAGCTAAAGCAGTCATTTTTTGGTCTTGGTAGTAGCCGACTTCGGGATCTTCGATGACTGTGACTTTTCCGGTTCGTTTCAGGTTTTGGAGGATGAAGCCGGTGTCGTCGATGCTCATGTTGTCGGCGACGATCACATGGTCGACGCCTTGGTCGAGGAGGTTTTGGATTGTCCAGTCGATGATGTCTTCTTCATCGCGAACCATGGTGACGGCCACAAGTTTCATTTGATCCTCCTGGCGGGTGTTCCGACCCATGTCGAGTTCGGTGGAAGTTCTTGTCGGGGTAGGACGACTGTGCCGGCTCCGATTGTTACTCGAGGGCCGAGGGTCGCGAGGTTGGAGATGACTGCTCCTGCTCCGATCTGACAGCCGGCGCCGATGGTGACGTCTCCGCAGATCGTGGCCCCTGGTCCGATGGTGACGAAATCGCCGATTTGGGCGCGTGTGATGAAGACGTTCCCGTTGACGTGGCTGTGTCGCCCTAGACGGGTTTTGGGGCCGATGGTGGTGTGTGCGCCTATTACAACGCCCGGGAGGGCCTGTAGGGTCAAATGGACGGCCGCTGAAGGGTGGATGGCTGTGGCCGCTCCTTCTGACCTGTCCATTTGCTCTCGGATTCGGCTGTCGTTGTGGCCGATGAGGTATCCGTCGAAGAATTCGGCGTCGATGCAGGGGCCGAGGACAAAAGGTCCGTCGACATGGTCGTCCAAGTAGCCGACAAAGTTTTGGCCGGACGATTTGAGGATGGCGGCGATGTCTTGCCCATGTCCGCCAGCACAGAGGACAACCACTCTCCTCAGAGTTTGTACGTTTTTCTTCACAGTCTGTAAGCCTTCGAACGTCTGACCCCTATGTGGAGGCAGCGTGGCTCGTCGTCAAGGTTTCCGGCGTATCCGAACTGCCAGCCGTCAGATTTGAGAGCTTCTGTCAGTTCGGCCTCGAGGCCGGCCGTGTATTTCGTGATCCCGGCAGGGTAGAGGCAGGGGTTGAAGGTGAAGAGGTGGCGTTGAGAGATCCAGCCGGTTTGCTGGGTGAATCGTTCGGGGCCGACGTTGTAGATGCTGCCGGCTTCACGTTCTTCAGGGGACCAAGGCTGGCGGTGAAGTGCGATTTGTGCCAGTGACGGGTCGGCTTTCAAATATTCGACCATCCATGGGATGTCGACCGGTTCGGGGAAAACAAAGTCGTCTTCGAGGTGGAAGACGTAGTCGATATCAGGGTCGAGGGCGTCCCAGCCGGTTTCGATGGCTCCGGCCAAGCCTTTTCTGGGCAGGTTGCGGACAACGTCGAATCCGTCAGGGGCGAAACCAACCGACTCGCCCGAATCATCGACAAGGAGTCGCTGGGAAAACGGATAGTTGAGACATTCGGCGGCGGATTGGAGGGTTTGCCGTAAATAGTCCCAGCGGCCGTCAGTGATGACCATCAGAGCAATATTCACTGGACAGCGATTCCGTGTTTTGCCCAGCGGCGCATGAAAGCGCCTTTGTCTCGGGCTAGTTGCTGCTGCATTTCCGGGTTTTCCCAGTTGCCGGTCTTGGAACCACCTTCGATGTGTTCCACACTTGTTTCGGTTGCCATGGCATACCAGGCGCCGGCCATGTCGATAGAGAGAACTAGGTCGTTGTCTCCGAACCACCATTTGCAGTCTTCGGGGAAACGCCAGCCTTCTCGGAACCATTCGGACTTCACCATAAAGGCGAAGCCTGAGAGGCCGCCTGTGCCGTCATACCGATCAGCACATATCCCGTGGAGCTGGACAATCGGCTCGGCTGTTTCTCGGCCGTCATAGTTGGGGCAGATGGCGACCATGTGAGGGTCGGAACGTAACCCTGCCGCCATTGTCGAAATGAACTTTTCGCCGATGATGATGTCGTTGTTGAGGAAAGCGATGTTGGCTTTGTGGTGTCGGCTTATTGCCCAGGCTGCTCCGGCGTTCCACATTTCGTGGATTCCCATTCCTTCGCAGTCCATGACCTTCGCAAAGGTTTGAGATCCGAGCCATTTGACCGTTTCGGGGTTGGAACCGTTGTCGAGGACGAGGATGCCGTCGTGTTCGCCTTGGTCGTGGAGCTGCCGTAGGAGAGCTTTAGTCATTTTGAGATTGTCTTTGACCGGGACCACCACAAAGTTTTTCGTTGGGACAAGTTCGGGCGGTACTTGAGGCCAGAAGTCTTGGGTGGTCAGGGTCCGCTTTTTGATGTGGCCGACTTCGATGGTGGTGTCGACGAAACAGGGGAAACCGACTGCTTGCGCGCGCAAACTGAACACATAGTCTTCGCCCATGATGTCGTGGACTTCTTCGCCTGTTTCCGGGTCGGTGTAGTCCCACTGGACGTATTTGAACCAGGGCTGAGCGTCTTTCCGGTTGGCGTCCCAAATCTTCTGAAGGACGGTTCGGTGGAGGAGGACACATCCGGAGCCGACAGCGCCAACCTGCCAGTGCTGCTCGACTGGGATTGTCGAATATTCGCGTGGGGTGGGCGGTTCTAATGTTTCGAAACCGATGCAGGCCGGGACGATCCGGTGATGAGGATTCCACTTCTCGGCCATGATGAGCGCCGACAAGATTGGGCGTTCGATCGGGTCGGCGGATTCCAGCATGACGTCGACGAGGTCGAAACGGAAACGCTGATCGGTGTCGATAAACAGCAGCCACTCGGCGTCACCCTCGAGGAAGGTTCGGACGACTGAGTTTCTCTGTTGAGGGAGGTTGGTTCCTGCCTGGGCGATCATCCAGCCGGCATGGTCTAAACGGCCGGCGGTTTGCTGATCCCAAGATTTTAAAGCGAGAAGAGAGAAAACGAAGTCGGGTTCGAAGCTGCCATAGATGATTCCGATGGCGACTTTTGTTTGTTTTGCCACTGTGGCTCCTTGTCGGGATGTCGGGGTATGTCGGGGAAATATCGGGGAGGCGTGGACCGGATCTGTCAGCCCCGACGCTGACAGATCCGGTTCACTTCTTGTCAGACGATCAGACCTTGAGCACCTTGAAGGCGTTGGAGGTGATGACGTCTGCACCGGTACGCCAGAAGGCGAAGAATCCGGCTTGACCTGTTGGGCGCTGGTTGGAACCCATGACCATCGGTTCGTACATGATCTCGACACCAATTCGGTCGACGATCTTGTAGCCGGTTCCGAAGTCGCCCAAGACGAGGACGAAATCGTTGGAGCCGGAAACAATGGTCGTGTCCATTGCCTCGTTCTGGTAGGTGTTGTATCCGATGAGCTGAGCCGGAAGGCCGCCACCGAAATCAGACCAGAAGTTGGTACGGGAGTCGGTCACGCTACGAAGCTCGTTGTACGTCGACTTCGCTGCAAGGAACGAAGCGTTGCGACGGAAACGGGAGCCGAGGGCGTTGTCGAGGGCGTAGGCGTCAGCGGCCACAAGGTTCGCTGCTCCTGCTGCACCCGACGTGCCGTTGACGACTGGGCCGGTGCCGGAAAGGCGGGTGATAAGGCCGTAAGGCTGACCCGAACCGGTGCCGTTGATGTATGCCGTCTCTTCCAGACGATCCTTGGCGTCGGCGATGAGTTCGGCGACCTGGTTGAAACCAGAGTCGGCGAGGAACTCGTATGAGCCGAAAAGGAACGCTGCTGCCTTGTGGACCGAAATGGTCGGGCCTTGGAAGGTCGGCGTAGCGTCTGCCGCTTCGCTGCCTTCTGTAAGCCACTCGGCGGAAACGCCTGCCGAGGTGACGCCATCCCACTGGTCAGTCGTGATCGACGTGACGTCGGCGAGCTGACGGACAGCATTGGCCGAACCGGCGTTCGTGAGAACGATCGTCGGATCGAGGAACTGCGGGACGAGAACGCCACCGTTTGCCGCTGTAAGCGACATCGCGGTGCGTGCCTCGGCCTTGCCAAGAATGCGAGGCATTCCAGCCTGGGGGTTTTCGATGTACTCCTCGAACGCGCGGAGGTACTCAGGCGAAGAGGTGCGAACGATGTGGCGGGCCACAACGTCGGCGTCCAGCTTCGAACGGCGCTCCAGGAGCTGAGTTGCATTCTCGCGAGCTTCGTCGGAAACGAAGGACGGGAGGTGCTTTTCGATCACGTCAAGCGCGCGGCCTCGGAGTTCCGAGCCACCATCGGTGGAAAGGGTGCCGTGGTCAAACGCGTCGCGTGAAGTGTGTGTGTTGATGTTGATGGATGTCACTGCGCCATCTCCTGTTTCTTTGGCGACTGGTGCGAAGTCAGCAATACGGGCCTTCCGCTCCTCGAGGGCATCTAATTCAGCCTCGGAGGTACGGACAAACTCGACGCCAGCTTCCCATTCAGCCTGCTCGTCTGGGTCAAATGAACGCTCTTCAGCGTCCGTGTGCATTTCGCGAAGAACAGCCTTGACATAGTCAACGCTATCGCGGAGGTTCTTTTCGTCCATTAGAGGACTCCTTCGATCGTTCGCAGTTGTGCGCTGCGCTGATGGGGGGACAGACCGGAGTGCTGTTGCGAGTCCTGGTCAGAATCGGCGGGCCGCTCCGAAGTGCCATTGCTGGCGGGTTCAGGTTGGGTGCCGAGAACAAGCGCCCTAGCGATCGCTTGGCGATCATCTTGGGGCAGTGAGAAAAGTGGTGACAGATCAGCAGACCTCACGCCGACGCTGGTTTCAGCGTAAGCGGGAAAGACTACGGGTCCGAGTTCGAGGAGTTTAACTTCCTCGAGGGTGCGGACTGGCGTATCGCCGGATTCGTCGACGCTGTCTCGGACTACCTGAAAGCGGAAAGACATTCCGTCGATGGAGCCGGAGGCGATGGCGTCTCGGACTGGTTGGATCAGCCAGTTGTCGGCGAGGCGGGCTTCGACGTACAAGCCGTGTTCGTCTTCGCGAAGTTTGGTGATTTGTCCGAGTGGCATGGAGCCGAGGAGCGGGTGCCGGCCGTGTTCGAATTGCAGGACCGGCATTTTGGCGTTGATGGAGCGTTTGAAGGCTCCTGGGCGGATTCGTTCTTCGAATCGGCCTTCGTAGTTGTCGATCATGGTGGAACGGTTGAAGACGGCGGCGTAGCCGGTGAGGGTGAGGCCGTCGCCTGTGTCTTCTGCCGCTCGAAACTCGAACGGTACGTTTCGGTACAGATCGGAGCGTGTTTCGGTGGAACGTGCTGATTCCATTTCGATCATGGGTTCTTCCTCGACGATGAGTTCGGCCGGGGTTTCGATTGTGAGCAGAGATTCGGGGATGACCCAGAATTTACAGATTCCGGCGGGGTCGATGTCGCCTGAAACTATCTCACAAGCGCGCGGTCCTTCATAAAAAGCACAGTTTGAGCAAACCATTCCTTCTGAGGCGAACGGGTTGTCTTCGGGTCCGACATAGTGGGCGCCTTGCGCTCCGATTCCTTGTTCGAACTGTCCGAAGACGTCGACAGTGTCCTCGAGTACCTCGTAAAGATGGTTTTGGAGTGGTGTGACGGGGTAGATGCCGTCGATGCCTCTGATTTCGTCCATGACGGACCTTTCGTCGTTGTTGAAGTCTTCCATGATGGCCTTGGCTCTGCTGTAGCCGGCGTCTCCACCCCATAATGCCCAGGCGATTCTGCCGTTGCTGGGGAATCCGTCTTCTCCTGGGCGGAATCCTTCCGCCATTTTGTCGACTTCGTGCCGGTCGAAGAACGCTTTAACTCTTCGCCATGTGTTGATGGGTAGGTCTTTGCGGTTGACGATGTCTCGGGCGCGTGCGATGCCGATGGCCGTTCCGCCTCGGCCGAATTCGCTTCGCCAGTCCAGACCACGTTGGGCTTCCTCGACCATTCCGTCTGTCGGAGGGTACGAATCAGCAGCTCGGCCTTCTTCTCCATACTCAGCAATATTTAAAGCGGTGAGTTGATCTTCTGCCTCGGCTTTTGAGTCGTGACAGCCCATGATTTCGTCGTCTTCGGTCTTGACGACAGCCCAACCGGAGCAGCCTTCGACGCCTTGGAGGACGTCATACGGCATCGGACGACTGTCCTTCTGTTGGGGCTTGTAGCTGAACACTGAAGACGCCGGTGTGTTGGAGGACTGTGGTGTCCCCGGTGGCGATGAACTTCGTTACCGTCGACGGTTCGAAACCGGCTTCGACGAGCTGGCGCATAGAAGAGGCTTGTGTGGCTCGGATTTCAGCCTCGTCTTTGCGATCTTCCTGAAGGAACATGATTTGGGACTGATCGAAAGACAGTTCGGCGGGTGTTCCGACCGGCAAAGCCAAGATCCGTTCCATGGACGCGCACAGGTTCTGAGCGGTTGGCATGAACCAGGCGTCGGACCACATCCGGCGCGTCTGGGAGTAGTTGCCGGCGTTGAGTGCCGAGCCGGCCAAGCCTTCGGAAATGCCGAGGAGGGTCGCTGGGACTCGCGCTCGAAGGGCGATTCGGGTTTCGTCGACGCCCTGAGTGTTTTTGAGGTCGAGTTGTTGGAGGTTGGAACCGGCAACCTTGACGTCCGAGCCACCACCAAGAACAAGAGTCTTGTAAGCGTTGCCGGCGCCTTCGTGGCGTTGGTTGATAACAGCGGCGATGTCGGTGGCTTGCTGCTGGGTCGTGTGCGGGTCGAGGGTGACGATGAGTTGAGGGGTTGCGGCGTTGGCGAAGAACTTGGATTTGAATTCGGTGGCCTGCCGGTCGGTGGTGATCTCGGAGAGGACCGATCCGATCCAAGACTGTCCACGCCACCAGTGCATCGGGTCCGGCTCCGGTTTCCAATGCGCTACCTGTGAAGGGGCGAGGAATACGGGTGGGGTTTGTGATGAGATGCCGCCGGGCTGGTAGGAGTAGCCGGCCAGTTCAGCGTCGAGCTGCGCGGTCGGGTCCACATCGTTCTCATAGGAACCGTAGACAACAGTGACCCAGTCGGGGCGGAGGAGGCGAAGTTGACCGCCATTGCGATAGAAGAAAGCGTTTCCGGCCAAACTGTTGTGCTGTTCGGCGGCGTAAAGAAGTTCCCAGATCGGAA